TTCCATCTCACTTACAGGAACATCCTTTTCAACACCGTGATTGAAAAGAACATCATAGTGAGACACAAAACCGTTCTCATCAGGAACAGCGTGCTCACCGAAGATGCAGGTGCCTTCACCAAACTGTTCGTGACAGACTTTCTTAGCACAGTTGTGCTTACCTTTGTCTTCCTTGTCTACACAGTCCTTTTCTTCCTTCTCACCCTTTTCTTCGTTTTCTTCTTTTTCTTTGTATCCTTCATAAACGGAAGCATAAGCCTCCATCAAGCTTCTAACTTCTTTTGAATTCATTTTTTTAGAGACTTTTTTAGATATTTATTTAATCTTGGTATTGTAAGTTCTACCTCTCCAGGTGAACTCTGTTTTACCAGAAGCACGAGCGGCAGAAAATGCAGTGTCAAAATCAGAAGCTGCACTTCTTCTTCTTTCTATATTTTGTTTTGCTCTTTCCTGTTTTTCAAGATTAGCAGCAGCAGAACGCTCACCAGTTGGTTCTGGTGCTGTCTGAGATGCTTTTTGGGTTTCTGCTCTCTGTTGGGCAAGTTTTTCTGCTTTCTGTGCGGTTCTTTCAGAGCTAGTTTTATTTGCCTTGTCAACGCTAGCAATTGTTGCAGCAGTCAATCCACCCATTCCAGTAATTGCAGCAGCTTTCTTCAGATCAACACCTTTAGCAGGTGATGCTGGAGGTTGAGGAAGACCTGGAGCTCTCCTTTGTGGTTGTGCTTGAAGAATTCCCTTGCTCCTCATCGATGCCTTACCACCAGACATTGAAAGACCCAAAGGACCACCCATTGGTTGTCCAGTGATTCTGCTCAATTCCATTGCCCTATCAGACATTCCAGGAATTCTCATCTGTCCTGGAACTTCTGCAGCTGGTTTAGTTGGAAGATATCCCTGTGGAAGTGTAGAGCGTCCTGCAGGTACAGGATCAAGTCTTACCATCCAAGGTTGACCTTTGCCAGCAATAGCTTGATTTATTTTACCAGATCCAGTAACAAAATTGGGTTGAGTTACACCCTTAACATTTTGTGGTCCCCAGGTTTGATTTGCCTTCAAAGCACCTTGCATTGAGGGAAGTTTGGAAGGAACCTTTGGTTTTGGCATTCCCTTCAGAACTGTCTGAACTGCCTTTTTCTTAGGAAGAAGTCCTAACATTTTTGCAGCACCACCGAGGAGAGTCAATCCAAGTTGACCAGCAGTCATAGCCACTCTATTTTCTTGCAGTTGAACATCAACTTCAGCAAGATCTTCTCTATGATCGTAGATATAATTTACAACTTCCGTAGCATCATCATCGCTCATTCCATTTTCAATTAAGATTTGATATGCCTCTTCACACACATCGACTTCTTCATAAACAACATCCTCTTGAATGTCATTCTTACTATAAATTGAATTATATGCTTCCTGTAAGGATTTCATCTTAAAAAAACGCTTTTTAGATATTTATAAAAAAGAAGCACCCCTTTCGGAGTGCTTCTTCTTGAATGCTTGGCGTCGTGCCTTTGCTTGTCGGAGTGCTTGCGGTTTCAGTTTTCGCTTCTGCTCCTTCTTGGAGTGTTTCTGCCAGTTTGGAACGTTCATTGGTCTTCAGTGTCTGTAGACACCATACGAGAAAATCCTTTGATTTTGTCGAACTTTATGACAGTTTCAAATTTGTCATACATATCCGACTTGTGAGAGATAACAAAGATATTTGCATCCTGAATCACATAACGAATAATCTTAAGGAACTCGTCAGTTCCAAATCCGTCAAGAGATGAATCAAAAACTTCATCCATAATCAGCAGGTTGGTGTTTACAGAGTTTTTGACACGCGCTACTTCACGCCAGGTGAAGAGTAGGGCAAGGTCGATTCTCATCTTTTCACCTTCACTAAAAGAACTGTAAGAGAAGTCTTCATGAATAGGAGACTTGACAGTTTCTTTAAACTCTTCATCAAGATGGAAGTTAATATAAAAATCCATCATCTGAAGATAACGATTGACCTGCTGATTTATGAACGGAAGATACTTCTTAATGATCTTCGTCTTTACGCCATCGTCCTTGAGTAAGGAATAGGCAAAATCGTGATAAACGATTTCTTGTTTTTTATCTGCTAAGTATTCAATTGTCTGTTGGAGATTGGATTTAAATTCGTCTAGTTTCTCATGTTCAGAATTTCGGTTTGCAAGGTTCTCGGTAATAGTTTGAATTTCATGCTCAAGATCTCTGATTTGTCTCTGGTTGAGGCTAATCCGAGTATTGTTTTGAGAAATGCCATGCGTTAACTTTGTAATCTCCTGGGAAAGGGCATTAAACTGACGCTCTCTTTCTTGTTCAGACTCGATTGCTTGTTCAAGTTCTGCATAACCATTTCGAAGTTCCTTTGCCGTATTTTGAGCGTCCTCAATTTTATTTAACCGGAATGATTCTTCAATGTCCTGTGTACAGGTAGGGCATACCGTATTTTCGTTGAAAAACTTATGCTCCTTGGTAATAACAGATACTTTCTGCGACAGTTTACCTTTGAGATTGTTTAGTTTTACCAACTTATCGCCAGATCCAATAACTTCCTTTTGTTTTTCTATTTTTACGTCAATGTCATCTTGAATACTTTCATTATCATCCAAACATTCGCCAACTTCCTTATCCAAATTGGCAATCTTTTCTTTATTGGCATTGATATTGGCATTACCACGATTTTCCAACTCTTCAATGAAGTCCTGTTGCATCTTCATCTTATCTTTGAGAGTGTCTTTCTTCAAATCAAGAGATTTCACCTGATCCTTTTGGGTACGAATCTTATCTTTGAGAATATTGTTCATCAAGGAGAAGATACGAATATCCAGAAGATCCTCAATCACCTCACGACGATTGGCAGTAGTCAATTGCATAAAAGGAACAAAGGTGCTGCTACCCAGAATCACAATCTGAGTAAAAGACTTATAGTTTACTTTGAGAATATTATCTTCAAGAACACGCTGCATTGCACGATCATCTGCTTCACGGTGCATTTCAACACCATTTACAACAATATCAAAAACACTGGGTTTAATACCGCGCCGAACAAGATACTGACGACTATTAATCTGAAACTCAATCTCAACCAAACAATCACGCTCATTGGTAGCGTTGACAAGTTGTGGTTTATTGATCTTACGAAATGGTTTATTGAACAGAACAAAAGTCAGTGCATCCAGCATTGTGGATTTACCAGCACCGTTTGTTCCGATTACAAGATTAGTATGATGTTTCTGGAAGTTTATCTCCGTAAACTGATTTCCACTAGAAAGGAAATTCTTATACCTAATCTTCTGGAAAGTTATCATCTAGTCTTGGAGGAATCACAATATCATTTGCCGTAACGACGGCATACTTATAATTATATCTCTTACAGGTCATAATTGCAAGTGCATCATCAACTTCTACAACATCCATTTCCGCGTCTTCGTTGTCTTCCAATTGCATTGCATAACGCTCTGCATCGTCTTCTTCTTCAAAGAGAAAGAGGACTTTCTCACCATAGCGGTTTTGAACAGCATAGGCACCATCCTCTTTGTTGTCCCTAAGAGTAAGAAGAAACACTTATTCCACCTCGCAAGCTTGTGAATATATCTTTTGAAGGATTCCCTTTACGATTGCCTTATCACATTCAAATTCTGCTTCGTCAATATAGCGATTCAAGATTGAAATAGTATTCTCAGTTTCTTCAACTTCAAAGTCTTCATTTTCTTGAATTGTAAAATTCTCTACAATCTTTAAATCTTGAATACCGCAGGAATATAATTTATCTATAAATTTTTCAAACTTCTTAGGTTCGGTTTTCTTCCTAACGACGACTTTTACTATCTTTCTAACATATTCACGAGTATCAAATGTCTGATAGGGAGTATCCTCATAGTATACATTATAAAACAATCTATAAGGATTATTGACTGGAGTATGTTCTAGGGTTTCAGTATCAAAAATATGAAACCCACGAGAATCATTCACATCATTCCAATACATTTCATAAGGATTACCTAGATAGAAGATTTTCCCGTTGTCCGATCGAGTGTGATAGTGTCCCGAGAAGACATGACTGAACTTCTCAAATAGTTCGCACTCCATACCATCTTCCATGACGTGCCCGCGATGAGCTCTGAATCCGTTGAGTTCAAGGTGCCCCATCGCACATACGCTACGTGAAGCTTTAATAAATGAGATAGTACTTTGAAAATTTTCTGCATTAATCCAAGGAATAAAAAGTGTGTTTAATTTGCCCAGTTTAACTTCTGTAACTTCTGGATAAACAATAACATTCTTGTATTGTCCAAGAAGAAGACCAACAGAGTTAATAGAGTTAGTATCTTTATAATAAGCAGTGTGGTTGCCAACAATGGTGTGAACTGTCACACCCATTTTTTCTAACCGATCATAATAGTTCTCCTTTGCCCATTCAAGGGACCACAAGTCAATACTTCTACGGTTATCGAAAGTATCTCCCATATCAACGACAGTTGTAATGCCGTGCTCCTCCAAATATGGGAAGAATACTGTATCGTAGAACTTCTTGAAGTATTCGTGGAGAAACTTGGATCCCTT